AGACGCGGTACATGTACTCGATGGTCCGGTTGACGTTCTCTGCGTAGAACGGGTGGATGGGCGCGGGCGTGTAGATTTCGGGCGGCGTGTCGCCGGTCCACTCCAGAATCGCGCCGATCTCGTTGTTGATGTGCTCCTTGCTGACGCGTGAGCCCATCTTGAGCAGCACCTTGGGCAGCCCGGCGAGCTCCATGCTGCGTTGGATGAACCAGAGGCCCTTGTTCACCTGAAGCTGCGAGCCCTGAAGCTGCTCGGTGAGGCCCTGACTCCAGAAGCCCACCGGCCGCTTGCACCACGGCAGCCGGGCGAACGGGAAAAAGTCGTACTTCCACTCGTCGATGTCGCCCAGCAGGCCCGTACCGCCGCGCGCACCCTTCACGGCGATGGCGTGCTTGCCGCCCATCATGTCGCCGTTCTCGTTCTCGGCCGCGAGGTGCCACGCTTCGACGAGCCGCACCATGTCGCTCACGCTGTCGCCGGCCGCGCCGTTCGTCTCGCTGACCGCGGACGCGCCTTCGATGGCCTTGCAGGCGTCCTTGTCGTCGCTGAACCACGCGAGCGCCTGGTCTCGGTCGACGTCGCGCGCCCAGTATAGGTTCCGCGGGAAGCCATACATCGCCTCGAGCTCGTCGACCCACAGCTCGCTCGACAGCACGCGCTCGTGATGAAGCTTTCCGGCGCGGCCGAAGACGTAGAGCAGCCCGTCGCCCCAGATGGCCGAGTCGCGGAAGCAGTCGAGCCCCTTGTCGTACGTGCTCGTCTCGTAAAAGACGCCCTCGGTGAACTGGTTCAGCTTCTTCGCCTTGCGCTGCTGCGAGTACGAGCCGCCCGACGTGAGGTAATACGGGCGCGGCTTCGTCTCGCCGATGCGCGAGGTGAGCGTGTCGATGATGCTCTGAATCGCGTTGAAGGTGACGCGGTCCTTTACGGCCGTCTGCTGCGAAAGCAGCTTCGAGTACGCCTGCGCCTGCGCGCCCATGAGCGCGAAGTTGCCGTAGAGGCGCGCGCTGATGACGTGCTGCCGCATGCGCACGGCCTGCTGCTGCACGAGAAATTCCTGCGTGGCGACGATGGCGCCCGCGGCGTCTTTCTTGTCGCGCGCCCACCAACGGCGCGTGTCATTCGTCGCAGCGTCGCGCGGCTTCTCGCCGTCTTTCTTCAGGTCCGCGTAGCCGCGTTCGCCGGGCTTCTTGCTCACGGCGTGATGTCCCGGGGTTGAGGGTCAATGGCGCGCGGATCGTGGCGCATGCGCTCAATCTCGCGTCGCGAAAGCGTGTAACCGTTGTCGATGACGGCAGGAATGACGGCGGGCCACGCCTCAAGGCGCGTGTTCCATCCAGACTTCAGTACGCGGTCGATTAGTTCCAGCGCCAGGCTCGTGTGCGAGGGAATCACCTTCGCCTCCATGCCCGCGATTCAAAACCAGCCGGCGCAAGAGCGAGTTGCCGCGGCGCGGGCGGCGTCGAAAGCAGGCGAGCGCGAGGGACACCAAAGACACGAGCAAACCTGTCGAGAACAGGAGGCGACACTGCGCCGCTCCGTTCGACGCGGAAAACAGTCACCGCGCTCAGGCCTGCGCACTTCGCAAGATCGTTCTGAGTCATGTTGCGCCGAACTCTCTCGGCGCGAACGTTCAGCCCTATTCCGGTCGCCTTCACGTTTCCGCCTTCAGGCACTTCGCCGGGTCGCAGCCATGCAGACACAGCGGCCCGTGGTCATGCGTCGGGTGTCCACACCGGCACATCTCGCCGTCGTCGACCTTCTCGCCGGCCTTGAGCGGCGCGTTGATGTCGCCGAGCGTCATCTTCACGCGGCCGATTTCGAGCGCGCGGATGCCCTTCGCGCGGCACACGTCGGCCAGTGCGCCGACGTATTCGAGGTGCTGGGTGTCCTCGGGGGTCATTCGCCAAACCCGCCGTAGATTTTCTTGAACGCGAGATTCATGGCGTCCATGCTCGAAACAGTCACGCCGCGCCTGTGGCGCTCAAGCGTTGCCGCCCGTAGGCGAACTCGCTCCGCCTCGGCATCCGCCCTGAGACGTTGCCTTTCCCGCTCCTCGTCACCACCCAACGCGATGAGTAGTTCTTTGAAGCGACAGTCCGGAGCGTGAGCCTCGTACTCGAACTCGCACGTCTGGCAGTAGCCGTCGTAGAACTCGCGCCCGCGATTCGACCCGCCCGCGCGGTCGTCGCGAAGCATCAAATACAACTCGCGCTGCTCGGCAGGCGTCACGTCGCCGCCCCGTGCTCGTGCGTGCCGTTCAGCCGCCCGCAGTGACACCACACCGACGATGCGCGGTAGGCCTCGGAGTTGCCGGTGCCGCCGCCCTCGGGGTTGCGCATGAATTGCTTCATGCACGCGTCGCGCTTGCGCTGCTCGCTGGGCGTCCATCCGCCGTCATAGCGGCCTTTGCGCTGCGACGCGCTGCGACCGCGCTCGCTGTGCGGCGGGTCGCCGTTCTGCCGGCCTCGCTTGGCGCGCGAGAGCTTGGGAAGCGGGAGGCTCACGGCGCCTCTTCCAGTGAAAATTTGGCCTTCGCCACCCGCCTCGACGCCTCATCAAGGGCCGTCACCTCGAAGAATTCCGAGTGCGGCTCTCGGTGAATCCAGTCGCGGATCTCGGTCTCGACGGTGCCGCCGAACTGAGTGTCGAGGATTCGCGCCTCGTGAACGCGGCCGTCGCGGACGATGCAGTAGCGACTCACGGCATCACCAGCGTCTTGACCGCCTCGGCCATCTCCGACGGCGCGGCGATGCTCACAGTCCGCTGCGACTCCGCGATGAACGCCTCGTGCGCCGCGCGCACCGTGTCGGACGCCTTCGCGCATGCGATGGCGAGCTGCGGCGTCGTCTCGCGCAACGACTGCGCCGTCATGTCGAGAAAGCCGATGGCGACTTCGGCAACGGCCAGCGCAGCCACCTGCTTGGGGTTGAGGCGAAGGGTCGTGGTCACGAGATACCCTCCGCGCGCTTGATGTCTTCCGGCAGCGCCTCGCGATTGCGCGCCAGCAATTGCTCACGCTGCGCCGCCATGCTGGGCGGCATCGACGGGGGCGCGGCGGCGCGCTGTGGCGAGGGGGTTGCCATAGACGCGCCTGCCGCACCGCCCAACAACGCTTGCACCGACTGCAGCTGCGCGAGGGCCTCCGCGGCGCGCTCGGCAATCTGACGGACCTGCTTGATGGTGAGGGCGTCGATTTCGTCGGTCGTCATGCGGTTCGCCTCACGGTGCGCCGGGTTCGCCAGTGGCCGGCACTGTGCCACGGACTCATAGAAAAAGTCTAACTGTCGCGCGCAATCATTCGAGTTGATGACAAGCGCTCGCGTCCGCACGTAAGGCTCGCCCATGCGCTACGTCCTCCTGTTGCTCGTCGCCTGCGGTGGCAGCCCGACCGCGCCGTTCCTCGGCCGGTGGCGCGGCACGCAGAGCACGACGCTGACGCCCAACATCGGCGGCACGCCGCGCACGGTCGGCGGCATGACGGTCGACGTGACGTTCGCGGAGAACCTCGCCACGGGTGACGTCGACTTCGGCGACTGCCAGAGCGGAACGCCGAACGGCGACAAACTCAACGTCCGCATGTCGAAGGCGCCGTGCGTGGTGCCGGCCGGCGACTGCTCGCTGGCGCTCACCACGACGACGGGCACCGTCACCGCACGCGGGCAGTCGATGACGATGGACTACGGCGGCTCGTACCGCCTCACGTGCCCGACGATGGGCGACGAGGCGGGCACTTTCGCGGTGCACGGCAACTTGACGAAGACTTAGAGCCAGTCGAGTTCGTTCGACGACTCGCGCTGCTCGTTGCGGTTGCGCTGCATCTGCTGCTCGAGCATCGCCTCGTGCTCGGCCTTCGCGCGGGCCTGCTCGGCCTCGTACCATTCGAGAGTGTTGATGGCGGGCGGCTTCGGCTTCGGCGGCACGTGGAGCCAGTGCAGCGCGCGACGGTACGCATAGAGCACCGCGTCGCAGACGTCGGAGTGAAAGCGCTCGCTGATTTTCGGCTTCTCGGGGTTCGACTTGTCCCACTCGACGAGCATGCAGTCCTGAGCGAAGCGAGACGCGGCCGGAGCGAAGAAACGCCCCGTGCGCATCGCGTCGTTGAGCAACTCGATGTGTTCGAGCTTGCGCTCTTTCTCGGCGGCCTCGATGGGAATGCTCGTGCGCTGCACAATCTCGTCGGCGATCTTCTTGCCCAGGCCACCCGTGTCCGCGACGACTGCGAGCGGCTTGTATTTCGTCCACGCCTCGCGAACCTGCCCCATCAGCGTCGTGATGCTCTGCTTTGCGCCGACCCATTCGAAGACGAGCTCGACGTCGGGCGCGTCGTCGCTCCAGCCGAGCACGGCGATCGCGTCGGCGTCGTCGAAGCCGAGGTCCACGCCGATGACGTAGTGCTGATGGCGCTCGCGTGGCGTGCGCGCGTTCTTTGCCATGTCGAAGCGAAACACGAGCGCGTTGGGGTCGAGTACCCAGCGGCCAAACCACTCGCGCTGAATGACGGGGTCCGTCTCGTCAACGCCACGACGGCGCAGCTCCGCGTCGAGCAGCGAGCGCGGCG